TTAAGCGCCTGGAGATTAAACGGCTCGTAATTACGGTCGTCTGTCTCGTTATCTCCGAGAATAGTCTTAAAGGTAAATACCTCCTCAGCCTTTAACGGCTCTAACGTGAATTTGTTAATCTTTTTGAGATCCTCGTCGGTTACTCCCTGGATTTGTACGGAGCCGGACTTTACAAGTACGCCCTCCTCGATATCCTTCAAATTATCGTTATCCAACGTGTTTACCTCCTTCCTTAAAGAGTGTTTATAGAAATCCTTTTCGGATTGCTAACTATTTTCGGTATCCTCTGTCTGAGTATTTTCCGGATTATCCTCGTCGGTTGTATCCGAGTTATCCTCGGTATCCTCCGGCTCCTCCTCGATAGGCTCCTCGGTTGTCTCGTAATCTTCCGGTTTACCTAAAAGTGACCGAGCGGTCGTATCATCATAACCAATGGTTACGGTAATAAGCGCGACTCCCTGGTCGTAAGTAATTTTACCGGAGCGGATAGCCTCGATAATTTCGATAATCTCCGCCGGATCACTCTCAACCGTTTCGTCCTCGATAGGTTGAAGAGTATCCCCTCCCTCTAACTCTGTATACTGAGAGCCGGCATATCTAACCGGAATACTCGCTCCGTTACCGAGCAACTCGTCTCCTCCGTCCTTACTCTCCAGGTCGAGGAATGCTCGAGCCTCGTTAGGTGTATATAGGAACGAATTAACGGCGGTTGATAAACTATTGATTTGTGTCTGTAAATCGGCTCGTAAGATTACCGCCACGTTAAATTTAAAATGGAGACCGTTACCGATCTCCTCCGCCGTTAAGAGCTTATAAGTAAGCTCCTCCTCATATTGTTTAACTATGTATAGCAACGTATCGACGTAAAAGCTAAGTTGCTGAGCCTCAGCGCTCGCATAACTTGACTTAGTATAATCGCCAATCTGATACGGTTTAATACCGAACGCGCTCGCAATCTGTAAAGCGGTATATTGCTTAACCTCGATAAACTGATTATCCGCGAGCTTTACATTGAGAGCCGTTAAGGACGAGCCTAACGGAATAGGGATTACATTCTTAATACCCTCCTCCGCCAAATCTCCGGAGGCGTAAGACTCTATACCTTTAACAAAGGCTTTTGTATTTTCGTCGTTAAGATTTCCGGTATATTGCAAAACCGCCTTAGCCGTAAAGCCGTTGTCATACATTTTATTAATAAGATTTTGAGCCTTAACTCCGCCCTTAATCGTCCGCTTTAATTGGTCTTGTACCGAAATTCCGAGAACGCCGTCGAATGTATTGGACGATTTAAAATGCAAAATCTCCTCGGATCCGAATTTGTAGACCTTGCCTCCTCCGGAATAGAGGTAATAGATATCCGGTATATCGCTAATAATCTTAGCGTCGTCATACCATACCTCTACCTGGTCGCTAGGTAATATCCACAATTTCATGTTTTTACCGGCGCCTTGAATCCATACATACGCGTTACCGTAATGATTACGGTTATATTCAACCGTAGACCAAAACGTAGTAGCCGTCATATATGGATTAGGTCTATCATGGATTAGGCTATAAAGCTCATGGTCTCGGCAAGTATTAACGCCATTACGGTCGTTATATTGGAGCAATTTAAGCGGTAATTTACCGATTGACTCGCTCAATACTTTAAGACACGCGAAATATGTCGCCTCAGATAAAACCTTATCGTCGGTATCGGTTAAACCGAGAAAATCATAAAATTGTTGCATTGAAACAGTTTCCCGAGTCGACTTATTTCTTAAGACGTTAATCGCCGTTTTAACTCTTGTCGCTAATGTCATTCAATCCACCGCCTTACATTTTCGTACAACGGATTTCCACCTCTCCGCCGACTACACTCTTAACATACAACTCGTCAAAGAAATAAGACGGAGACGTAGTTTTTAATTCGCAATCAAAAACGACCTCAACCATAAGAGCCGGGATCCTAATATAATTCTCCTTATAATCCGCCTTTTCGATACAAACTAATAAATCGCCCTCGGTAAAATTCTTAACTAGCACCTCGCCGGACTTAACCGGGAGAGTAACCTTAGTTGATACTCCAGGGGATAAAGTGATATGTTTTACGTTCATGAGTTACCTCCTATCCTTCATAAGTCAAATCGTTACCGATTAGCGTAACATTGACGATATCATCTTGATAAAATGTACCGGATCCCTCGTCGTATAGTTCTAACACACCGTCGTTATAAGTAGCCGACGTGAAAAATTCAATACCGCCCTCAAGAACCGGAGCGACGGTAGTATCTTCCGAGCTTGTCCCAACATGGACGACCTCGATACGTCTAAGCTCGCTAATCTCGCTAGTATGAATTACCACGATATCGCTATTCGGTTGGACGTCGTAAAGTGTAATTCCTTCATTATGCAATTTGGAAATTTTAATCACATTTTTTACACTCTTAACCGGTACCCAACCCGTAACCGTATCTCCGTATTCCAATTTCATAGAGGATAATCGAAATCTTATAGTCATATAAGGATTAGTCGACATAGCCGATATCTCTAATAGCAATTCGGACAAATAACTATTTTTCATTTTACGGAATACGATAATACGACGACTATATTGAGCGTCAATTACCTCCTCGGTATCCGTAACTATTTCACACCCGCTTAATTGAATCCTCAAATCTAACATTCCAGGATTTTCAACATTGTAGTAATACGATAACGTGTAATATCGCTCCTCTGATAATCTCTCAGATTGACCGATCATATACTCATATAATGGAATACTGACATTATGTAACGATTGATTATTGACGGTAATCATCAAAGACGATCCGCTCGGTAGAATCTCGGTATCGTTGTTCTCGTAAACCAAACCCATATTATCTAATTGGGTTATCAATTCCGGGAAATCCATAATACTAGCATGGTTGATGATGTTTTCTTTCATCATGTTTCGTTGAATGGATTCCGTAGCGTTTCCTCCACCGCCGGAGAGAGGATACATATAACTGTTACTATTCATTGTTAACCTCCTTTTTAGGTTTCCAACCCATAGCCTCTAAGTATCTATCTAACTCGGACTCTATGTTTGGTATATCATTGGTTTTATTTTTCAACATAACTGCATGAGCGTCGATACACGCGTCGACCGGATCGATACGTTTATATTTTGCTCCAGGTTTTTTGTCGACCTTAATCTCGTCGAACGAGTTACGCACGATAGACGCATTTGTAATACTCCACGTTAATAGCTCGTTACCTTGCCAATATTCGAGATTTTCGGATTTACAAAGTAATTGCATATCGACCGTAGCGTCATTTAGGCTCTTACAAGATTGATTTACAATGATAACCGGACAATCTAACTCCTCCAGGTCGGAGAGAACGCCGTCCGCGTTATGCGGATCAATTCCTATTCCTAAAAACTTGAGGTCGTATTCCTCTCGTAAATCCTTTAAATGTTTAACTATAAACTTATAATCATTCTTAAAATCCATAGCGCCACCGGTAACAGTGATAAGTTCCATTTGCTCCCACACGTCGTAAGGCGCTAAGTCGGTCTCTATATGCTCCTCAAGTCGACCTCGAGGCATAAACGAATGACTATATAGATAGTATTTTTCGTTGTCCGGAAACTCTAACGCGATAGTCGTTAAATCTCCGCCGGAGGATAAGTCTAATCCTACCCAACACTCTTTACCGACAAAATCGGTAAGCGTTCTATCGGATCCGCATTTCTGCCATTTCTCAGTATTGATAAACTGATCGTCCGTATTCTCAACCCACATATTAAGACACTTTGTAAGAAAGTCTCTGAGGTCTGAACCTCCCATATCTTTAGCGGTCTGAGCGTCGATTTTTAGTTGTTCGATACCCTCCTCGCTCCGACATAGGAACGGATTAGCCTTAATCCAATTCTTAGGATCCCAAATATCGTCTCCAGGATCTAAACAATAAATGTCGATAAAAAAATCCTCAGCGGTCGCGAGACCTCTAAGGATTTTGATACAATAATCGTCCATTTCTTTACAAAAACTATTCAATTTATCGCCTCGAGTAGTAATCATAGAGACTAATGTCTCCGGCAAGGCTCGAGTACCGTTATAAATAGCCTTGTAAATCTTATTATCTTTATGCTGATGTAACTCGTCGACTGAGGTATAAATCGACCGGAAACCGTCGTCTAATCCCGCCTCTTTTGAGAGCGCCTCAATCGTACACATGGTAGCGACCGCCTCGATAACCGATTTATAATCCTTAACCGAGAAATACTCGCCTAAATCCGGATCAATGGTAATAAATTTACTCATTTCCTCCCAGGCGAGACGCGCTTGTCGCTTTTTCGTCGCAACCGTAAACAGTTTACCGAATGAGTAACCGCCGAAACCGGCGATATATGTACCCATGATACCATTCTCGAACGTCTTACCATTCTGACGAGCGATTGACTTGTAACGTCTACGAAATCGCCTTTTATTGTTCGAGGTCTTGTACCAACCAAACGTACACCCTAAGTCGAACATTTGCGAATCGATTAACTTAACCGGTCTAGGCTCGTCGCCCTCCGCAATCGTAAGCGTTTCGGCGTAGTCGATAACCTCTTTAGCCTTAACCGGATCGTAATAATACGGAAACTCTTTAGTATTCTGCTTTTTAAGGTCGTTCAAATGACGCTGACAAGCTAATCTATGTAACTCGCCGGCGACTATCTTCCCGGATACGACCTTATTAGCGTACTCGGTAACACTGTCATATATTGGAGCGTAACCATTACTAGCCATTTACCGCCGTCCGTTTTTCGAATTTATTAAATTTATTCTCCTTTTTAGGAGGCTCTTTAGTCTCCGGGACGACCAATTTACACCGGCTCGTAATGGTTAATCCTAAGTCGTTAGCACACGCCCGACATTGTTTAAATACTTTGTCCTGGTTTTTCAAATACTTATCTAACAACATAGGACTATTAATAATCTCCGTTTTCCGGAGTTGCTTAGAGAGTTTGATATACAAATCTCTCGACATGATATAGCGACCGAGAGCGTCGACGTCCGTCTCGCCCATGATACGCAATTTTTGTAATTGCTCCGCTATACGATTAAATTCCTCTTTTTGCTTTTTGGTTAAGTAATCCGGAGCGATAATATTATCCGTGACCGGCTTAACCTCTCTATCGAGACGCTCCTCAATTTCCGCCTTTGTTAAATTCTTTTTACCTTTAGCCATAACCAACTCGATAGGTTGTCTCTGTCCGCTCATATTATCGCCTCCCTTAATCATTACGTTAAATCAACGTAATTATCGTAATCCAATCCCTCATTACCATAGATATATAATTGATTAGATTGTCTACTCGTATATGTGTCACTATACGGACCGTTTAGCGTCAAAGTCGGAAATGTTGTCGTAATCCAATCGTATAATTCGCTTAAATTTGTGAAATCAATTTCCGGAATAGTAGAACTATAACCGACATACGCGTAACCGCTATCTATAACTATCTGAGTATCGGTCGTACCGGTTGGATCCGTACAAAAGAACATTAAAAACTTATCTACACTCACGCCAATATATAAATATGGATATTCGGTCTCGCTAATATTATAAAACGCATAATACTTTTGAGCGTAATTCTCAGCCGTCATAGCGTACAACTTAACGTCCTCGGTTAGTGTAAGAGGGAACGCGTAGACATTACCCTCTTTATCTCGCCATGTATCGCAAAAATAATGAGGCTTGACAATTTCCGTACCGTCTATTACACCGTGTACCTCCATTAACTTACTATCATTATCATAAAAATAAGCAACATGACCGCCCTCAATATCCAGGCTTGTACCGCCCTCAATGTTCGATATGTTCTCCGCCATTGTGGAAAATTCGGCGGTTGCGTCCGTCTCAATTCCCTTATCAGTAATAGCGGACGCGATAAGCTCTTTCCCATTACTGACAGATTGAAAAACCTCGTTTAATTTTGAGGCTATAGCTTTATTTTGTACCGGATTTTCCGAGATCTCAGATAAGGCGCTATCAACTACCACCGCGCTACCTCCTCCGGCAATATTACGGAGAGTTTCGTCCAATGTGACACCCTCTCCGGTAAAAACATTATTAGACCGCGTAATCGGCATAATCTGATTTCCGTCTACGTCGGTTAATACTACGTCACGACTTGCCATATCTTACCCTCCTCTACTTCTCTAATTCCGCTACTCGCGCCGTTAAAGCGTCAATATAACCCATTACCGAGGTAATATCGTCGGTTCTCGCCTTAGTCTCAACGGCAATCTTATCCGATAAAGCGTTGTAATTATTATTAACAGTAGTCTTAACGGCATTGATTTCTGAATATACCGCGCTTTCCATATCGCGCATATTCCGATTTAACTCGGTAATATCCTCGTCATGTGTTGACACCATATTACTAATCTCTCGATTGAGGATATCGATAGCCGATTCTAATGTCTGAATCTGAGTCGTTGTATTACCGTTAACACCGTTCTTTAATTCCAATAACATAGCGTCGATTTGATTTACCGTATATGTATAACCTTTAATCTTTGCCTCGAGTAATGACTCCTCGTACTCAAACTCGTTAGCGCCCTCAACTCGCACATACGCGAAATTTTTAATAAGGTCTTGACATAATGCTTGCATTTCCGTACACATTACCAAAATCTTATTATAGATATCTTCCTTTTCCTCCTCGGAAATATCGCTCGGAAACTCGTCTTGTAATGACGCGTCGACGATACCCTCGTCCACAAAGTAAGATAAGATATTACTTGTCCGCACTTGCTTATTAACATTCGTACCGGTTACGGCTATGTAAATCTTACCGGATAACTTGAGAATGGAGTTAGGTATCGGACAAGATCCGTCCGCATTGATTAACGCATAACTACATTCTGTTTTTTGCTGAAAAAATACCGCTACTTTAACGAATCCGTCCCATAAAGGACAAAAATCGAATTTTACCGAGTCGACGTTCTGATCGCCGGCGGTAATAATCGGCATATTCTCGAACGCTAAAACCTGGTCGACACATTTAATTTTGATTTCACTCATTATTAACCTCTCTTTCTAATGTTATCTATATATGATTGTATTCGCGTTTACCCCTACCGGTATAACGGTTAATCCCCATGTGTTTTCTAAACATTGAATGATTATAGTA